CTTAAACGTGATCTGTTTCCAGGTGAAACAGTCCATCACAAAAACGGTGTACGAAGTGACAACCGGATAGAAAACCTTGAGTTGTGGTCCACAAGTCAACCACCCGGACAGAGGGTGGAAGACAAACTGGAGTGGGCAAAACATCTCATAAACCTTTACCAGCCCATCGAATCATTCGATGAAGAAGAATTGTGGTGACCCCAGGAGGGTTATACCACCTTAGATGTCCAGGAGGCATCACATGTCCGATGACAACACGAAGGTAACCGATGGTCCACAAGAGCCTGCTAAGCAGGATGCACTTCCTGATTGGGCCCGGAAGCAGATCTCAGAGGCTAACGCCGAGGCTGCTAAGTACCGGAATGAACGTAACACCATCGAGGCAGATACCACGGCCAAGCTCAAGGCCGAATTCGATGCGCAGTTGAAGACGTTGTCGGACGAAAAGTCCGCTATCACTGCGGAACGTGATACCACGGCACTCAGTTACACGAAGTTGGGTGTCGCCCTGGCAGCCGGGGTTCCAGGTGAGACGGCTGTCAAGTTTGCAGGCCTGTTGCAGGGTTCGAATGAAGACGAACTCAAGGCACATGCAGAAGAGCTGAAGAACATGTTCGGCGCTCCTGTGAAGATCGCAGCTATTGACCCCTCACATGGTGCAGGTGGCGGTAGTGCTTCGGGTAGTTCCCCGGACGAGGCTTGGTCTGCACTTTTCAAATCAGCCGGAATTAAGTAGACAAGGAACCTAAATGGCTCAGATTAACGAGCTTATCCCGAATAGCTCGGGGAACCACCAGGGTCGTTTGGCTTATGTGCCAGACAACCTCCTGCCAAAGACTATTACGTCTGCCATGTTCGACAAGGCGCAGGAAAACTCCCTGGTTCTTCGACTGGGTGAGCGAATCCCGATTTCTTACGGTGAGACCGTAATTCCTGTTCAGACGAAGCTTCCTGAAGTCGGTCAGGTTGGTACTGGTACGACCAATGCACAGCGTGAGGGTGGCACCAAGCCACTGACCGGTGTTGCGTGGGACAGCCGGTCCATCCAGCCGATCAAGCTGGCTGCGATCGTCACTGCCTCGACCGAGTTCGCCCGTACCAATCCACAGGGCTTCTACACGAAGCTTCAGTCGGACCTCGGTAAGGCTCTGGGTCGTGGTTTCGACCTCGCGGTGTTCCACGGTAAGCAGCCTCTCACGGGTGGTGCGCTTGCTGGTATCGACACCAACAACGTTCTGAACAACACCACGAATGTGGTGAACACCGACACTGTCACCAACAACACTCTGTACGATGAGCTTCTGACGGCGTACGAGATGGTTTCTACAGACTTCGATTTCGATGGTTGGGCGGTAGACACTCGGTTCCGTGCACGGCTTATTCGTGAGGGTGCTGAGCGTGATGTCAACGGCAACATCCAGAATCCAGCTGCACTCAACCTGAACACCACGCAGGGTTCCATTCTGGGCTTCCCGGTTCAGTATGGCAAGGCTGTTGTTGGTGACTTGGGCGCTGCCACTGCGACGTCTACCAAGATCATTGGTGGTGAATTCAACCAGCTCAAGTGGGGCTTTGCTGACGAGGTAACCGTAAAGGTCTCAGATCAGGTCTCGTTGACTGATGGTACGAACACCATCTCGATGTGGCAGACCAACCAGGTTGCGATCCTCATTGAGGTGACCTTCGGTTGGCTGGTAGGCGATCTGGACGCGTTCGTTAAGATCACGAACCCATCGGGTAGCTAATCGTGATGGGGTGATTCTGTTTGTGGCAGATTAAATGAGACCAGAAACAAGTCTCAGTCACCCCTTCTCTAAGGGACCGCCATGAAGATTGCAGTATTTGTGCACTATTATGTGCCCTACCGATGTGCGGGATCAGAAACGATGCTGCATGTCATGTGCAAGGCCCTTAAAGACAGGGGTCATGAGGTCGTGGTTATTGCCACGGTACTTCCAGATGCACCAGAATTCTATGAGTACGAAGGCATTCCGGTCTATGTGACCAACGTGGTATATGGCAAACAGATGATCGAGTCCTGGAGGCCCGACGTCATTGTCTCGCACCACGACAACACTGATAGGGCTGCTCGTATTTCTAACAGGACAGGCATACCATTTGTCTTCCTGATGCACAACGACTTCGAAGCGACCCAACAGAAGCTGGATTACCAGCCTGACTTGGTTGTGTTCAACACCGATTGGATGTCGCACAAGTTCAAGCACCTCGTACCGAACTCAATGGTCATGCATCCACCTATCTTGACAGACCAACACCGAACCATTCCAGGAGAATGCGTCACGTTGGTAAACCTGTCTGAGAACAAGGGTGCCAATGTGTTCTACAAACTCGCAGAGCGAATGCCTGACATTCAGTTTTTGGGAGTGGAGGGTGGTCATGGGCCGCAGATCATCAGGAATGATCTACCCAATGTGACTATCCAGATGCAAACCGACAACATGAAGCGTGATGTTTGGTCAAAGACCAAGATCTTGTTGATGCCCTCTGTCTACGAGTCCTACGGTATGGCCGGAGTAGAGGCATTGTGCTCAGGGATCCCTGTATTGGCGCATCCCACATCGGGACTTATCGAGTCCCAAGGACCGTTTGGTCATTTCATTGATCGTGACAACGTGGACCAGTATGAATCGGTGGTCCGCAAGTACTACGACTCAGATATTTCATACCAAGCTGCTTCGGGATTGGCCCGAAAGCGGTCAGCCGAACTAGACCCAACGCCTGAGTTGGCCCTATGGGTCGAGAAGATTGAGGAGTTGGGTAAGTGAGTAACCTGATCAAGCTTATCGGTCCCCACGGGATCGTGGCGTTTGCAACCCCTGAGAAGGCCGAGAGGCTCATGACCATCCAGGGGTACCAGCGGGCACCTGAAAGTGCCTCAGAAGACGTCTCAGAGCCAGTAATCAAGTCCGTGAAGCGGACACCGCAACCACGTAAGAAGGCACAGTGAAGACTGCACCCGTCAAGGGTTATAGGGATCTGTCTCAGGCAGAGCTGGATCTCATGAACAAGCTAAAGGATGTTGCTATCGAGGTTGGTAACTGGGTGGACATCGTTCTTGATGACCCAGACACCGACAAGCGGTGGGCCAACATCGCCAGGACTGATCTCCAGAAGGGTTTCATGGCCCTTATTCGAGCGGTTGCGCGCCCAGAAACGTTCTAAGGAGTCTGAATGGCCTACGCGACTGTTGCAGATGTGGAAGCAAGGCTGGGTAGGTCACTCGATGCTTCGGAAACGACCATCGTTGGCACTCGCCTTAACGACGTAGAGCTTCTGATTCGAAATAAGATCCCCGACATCGACACCAAGATCTCTAATGGCACTGTAGATGTTGAAGCTGTGATCATGGTCGAGTCAGAAAGTGTTCTACGACTGATTCGTAACCCAGATGGCTATACCGCTGAGACGGATGGTAACTATTCCTATCAGATCTCGGCTCGTGTGGCTTCTGGTCGTTTGGATATTCTTCCAGAGGAATGGGCCCTCCTGGGTTTCAAGAGTGGTGCATTCACCATCCGTCCCACCTTGGATCCATACTACAGTGATTGTCCTTATCCGTGGGAGAATGTCAACCGCCCTTTTGACGAGTTCCCGGCATGGGATAGGACAGCTCACCCAGCTTGGTGTGAGTTCGTGACGGGAGACATCAAGTGTCCTTGCTAGATAAGGGTCGTGAGACTGTCACGGTATACCCCGAAGAAACCTACACAGATCCCGATGGGAACATCCTACGCAGGCCAAGGACCACCGGAACGGTGGTTACCAACGCGGTAGTGCAATTGCTCGCTCAGTCAGGTACTTCACAACGACGGGCAGAGCAGGACAACGAGGGACAAGAAACTGAAGAAATGTATCGTCTCAGGCTGCCCAGGTCCTATTCAGGCCCCCTTCTGGGTGCCCATGGACGAGTGGTCTGGCGCGGTTTGTCTTGGTCGGTGATTGGTAAGGAACGTAGGTTCAACGGCTCCTCTAGGACTAATCACATAGATTATTTGATCCGGAGGAACTAGTGGCCAACAAAGTGCAGATCACCATGACCCAGCATGAATTGAACAAGAAGCTTTCTATGAAGGATGAAGTGCAGGAAGCTCTTGAATCTGTGGCTAGGCAGATTTACACAGCCGCGTTCAGGGATCTGGCAGCGCACCGTAAGACCGGTGAGCACAATATTGAGATCTCCAAGGAACGCAACAAGAAGTACGGGCATATTGACTGGGTTGTCTCCATGACGGGTGAAAATTCTGTTTCGGTGGAGTTCGGTCACTGGACTCGAAACGGTACGACCTACGTTCGTGGCTTGTACATCATCACCAATGCCATGTTCAGTGCGAGGTTCTAATGCCTATCACACGCAAGATGCCTCGTATTCAAGAAGTGGTTCTCCCTCTCCTTCGAGCAAGGCTGGATGCTTCTGTCAAGGTCGTGTCCTGGGGTTCAGACATCCTGGATCGGACCTTTCCGTATGTAATGGTTCGAAGGTTGGGAGGGCTCCCGGTTGACGTTGATCTATTGGACCGGCCGGTTATTGAGATGACGGTCTATGGAGACCAAAGCCTGGCAGCCACGGAAGACTTGTATCTGGATTGCAGGCAAGTACTTTGGGACGCATGGAAAAACCAAACCGTAGTAACCGGTGAGGGGTACATCCACTCTTATTTCGAAACACTTGGTCCCACACAGTTTGACTCACCTTGGGATGGCACCTGGCGTATCCAGGGACTTATCCAGCTGGGCCTACGTCCGGCGAAGAATTAATCAAAGGAGTAGAGCCTAATGGCACTTAACGACGCAGCGGTAGTGACTCCTGCTGTTGGTTACATCTATGTAGCCGCAGTGGACACTGCTTCTCCAACGCCCGCCCAGATTGAGGCGTTTGATCCAAGCACTGGCTTTGTTGGTTGGACCCAGCTTGGCCACACGTCGCGGGATGACCTCCCTGTATTCGGCTTCGATGGCGGTGAAACCGAAGTCCGTGGTACTTGGCAGAATGCTTCATTCAAGCGAGTAACCACCGAGGTTGCTCAGGACTTCGTGACGTTCAATGCACTCCAGCTTGACGAGACCATCCTTTCTTACTACTACGGTGTAACCAATCCTGGATCTACGGTGGGTAAGTTTGATGTCACCAATGCAGCCACGTCGGGTATTGACGTTGCGATTCTGATTGTGATCGTGGATGGCACCACACATGTTGGTTTCCACGCTTCGAAGGTAACCATGGGTCGTGAGGATTCCATCGAACTTGCGGTGGATGAGTTCGCGGCGGTGCCGCTTCGTGCGGACATCCTGAAGAGTGGTTCTAACCCACTGTTCTCGTGGTTGTCTTACGACACTGGCGTAAACCTTACGTAATGACTGGAGGGGGTAGTTCCTGGCGGACCCTGCTACCCCCTCTTATTTTCACAGGGTCCGGATTAAGATTGGGTTCGCCACATGTCTAACGTTTTCACTCTTGAGTCTCTCCGCGAGGAACTCGAAACCAAGTATGGTTCGTTCTACTTTCAGGTTGGCAAGCAGAAGTTTGAACTTCCTCCCCTCCTGCGTCTGCCCAAGTCTGAGCGGGACGTAGCTTTCTCCCTTCTCCAGAATACTGACGATGCTCAGGAGGATCTGGAAGCCATGACGATGCTTCTGGAGAACCTGTTCCGGGTGGTTGTTCGGGACAACAAGGGGGATGCACTTCTGGAAGCCATCAGTCATGACCTGATGAGTATGCAGATTCTGATCCAGAAGTGGACCGAGAAGACCCAGCCGGGGGAAGCATAGCCCTCGCTAAGCTCCTAGACGAGTTTGGTGAGGCTATTCTCGCAGACCTTCAGTCCTACTACGGATTGAATCTAGTTCGTGAAATGGGGCAGGGTTTAAGCCCTGCTCAAATTATTGTCTTGATCCGTCAACTTCCACTGGAATCAAGGAGCGTCGCGCTAAGGCGCGGCGGGGAAGATTTCGTAGGGTGGGGTATTGACAGGTATATGTTTGCTCAGCTCATTGATGCAGTGCAGATGACGACGCATGCCGTGGCGCAGAGCAACAGCAAGAGGAAGATTAAGGCTCCAAAGCCTGTATACCGACCGGGTAAGAAGCCCAAGGTAGCAAACCCGTTTCGAACCAAGTTGGAATCAGCTAAGAGAGCCCAAGGAAGGTAACTTATGGCAAAGGGTCCAGGCGGCTTTTCGGTAGGTCGCGTATCCGTTAAGGTCGTTCCGGACACCTCAGACTTCCGTAAGGACCTGATCAGGGAACTCAAGGCAGCAATTAAGGGTGTCAAGGTTGAGATCCCCGTTGAACTTAACACAAAGAAGGCACTGGCTCAGCTCAAGGCACTCGATCAAATACTCAAGAAGGTTGACCGGACGGTAACCCCCAAGGTCAATCTGAAGACAGACACCGATCGTGGTGGTCTGGACACCCTCAACAAAAACCTGGACAAGCTCAAGGATGGCAGCAACAAGGCCACTGAGGGTTTCACCAGGATGTCTCATGCTCTTCTGATTACTGTGGCCGTGCTGTTGCTTGCTGCTCCTGCCATTGCAGTGATAGCCACATTGCTCGCTGGTCTACCATCGTTGATGTTAGCGCTTCTAGCACCCATTGCAGCCATATCACTAGGCATGGATGGTTTCAGCAAGGCTGCTGAGAAGTTCCAGCCCACTGTAGATCGACTCAAGAAGTCACTGTCTCAGAACTTCCAGGATGGTTTGACCCCTGTGTTCGAGAGGCTGAACAAGCTTGCTCCAGTCCTGGATAAGGGGTTGAACCAGGTTGCTGATGGGGTAATCCATGTGCTGGATCAGTTGAGTCAGCTTCTGACTGCCCCTGAAAACATGGCTGCCATTGGCAGGATTCTCCAGAACATTGGGGTATTCCTTCGGGACATCTCCGTGTTTGTCAACCAGATGACTGCTGCGTTCCTCAAGTTGTCGGATGTGGCTTCGGCTTCGTTTGGCATCCTTACTGGGACATTGAATGAGTTCAGCACCTCCTTCTTGGAGATGGTGGATCGAATTAGTGCCTCGGGTGAGCTAACTGCTGCTCTCGAAGGCCTGAATAAGGTCCTGGGTGCACTGCTTCAGGGGTTTGTAGCTCTGTTTGAGAGCGGAATCAAGGCGATGAGCGTCTTGGGCGGTCCGATGGCAGATTTCATCACTGCCTTCATTGGTCTTGTGGTGGACCTGCTTCCTGCGCTTACTGCCTTGTCGAATTTTGTGTTCAAGGTATTGGGTGCAGCCTTCCAGGCGCTCCGTCCAGCCATCAAGGAACTCACTCCTGCCTTTGAGAAGTTCGCAGACATCCTGGGTACACTGCTTACCGGGGCAGTCAGGGCGTTGGCTCCTATCCTGTTGGCTCTGGCGGAGATCCTGGGCAAGGTAGTCCTAAAGGTGCTTCAGGCTATCGAGCCATTCATTCCCTCATTCCTGGACTTCTTCGAGAAGCTTGGTATCCTAATCGGGGATGCACTTTTGGCTGCCTTCACTGCATTGCAGCCGTTCTTGGATCAGTTCCTGGCGTTCTTCCAGGAGCTTCTGATTGCACTTGGTCCTCTGATGCCAGTGCTTCTCCAGTTTGCCAGTGATGTTCTTAAGACAATTCTCGACGTCCTGAGTCAAATGGGTCCTGAGCTGGTTCAACTGGGAAGGGAATTGTTCCCGAAGTTGCTCCAGGTCATCAAGGATCTGGTTCCTGTTGCCATTGAATTCTTGAAGGTGCTATCCGATGTCCTTCCAGTGATCACTGATTTGGCTATACTCATCCTTGACACTGTCGTTCCAGCAATGGAGCAGATGTTCCAGACCATCAATGAAGTCTGGCCTTCTATCAAGCAGATCATCATGGGTGCTTTGCTGGAAATTCAGGGGTTCATTAACCTGATCTTGGGTATCATCAATGGTGACTGGGACCGGGCATGGCTGGGTATCCAGCAGATTCTTCGAGGTGCCTGGGAGGTACTTAAGGGCCTCGTGAAGACGGGTATCACTGCCATTCTTGAGTTCTTCATCGGATTGCCGTCCCGAGTACTTACCGCCTTGGCAGGTTTGCCTGCTGACATGGCGAGGTCAGGTCGAGCAATGATGCAGGGCTTGATTGATGGTATTAAGGCCATGGGTCAGCAAGTGGTTAACACTGCACTGGCCGTGGTGAATCAAATCCGTAACCTGCTCCCCTTCTCCCCTGCAAAGACTGGTCCATTCTCAGGTAAGGGCTACACGCTCTACTCAGGTCAGGCCTTGATGGAAGACTGGGCTAGGGGTATTGCCATGGGTGGGCGTGAGGCTTTGGCCGCAGTCGACAATGTGGTTGGTGCTACCGCAGGTGCTATGGAGCTTGAAGCAACCATTGCAGGTGACGGCTATGGCTCTATTAGTGACAAGATTGCTGCTGCACTTTCACAGTGGGGTGTCCAGATTGACGAAAACGGTCTGGCCCGTATGGTAAATAAGGTCAACCAGAAGAATGCTCGGAGGTAACCATGGCGGGCGAATGGTACATTGGTCCGGCCGGTGATCTCAAGGAACTGGTCTGTCCTCAAATTAATCTTGCAGTAAGTGATGTCAGGTTTGGGGGTGTGCACCAGGCTTTGTCTGGTGCTCGCACCATGGATGTAACCGGCATCAAACAGGAACTATCATTGCAGTTCACTTATTTGGATGAGTCAGACTATCGGTGGCTACAGGCTCTGCAAACCCGTCACATTCCAGGGCCCCACCGTCTGATCAACCCACTTCGTAAGAATAGGCTGACCACACAGGGAGCCTCTGTCAATCCAACCGCATCTATTCGACCCGGAGTCAAGCTTTCTGCGGGTTCATGGGCTTGGGTAAACGACTGGCCCACTGCTGCTGGTTATGGTATGCGGTCGGTTGAGTGGTCTGGTCGAACCGCATCTTCCACTCTCAAGTTTGATTCAGTGCAAGGTGTTCCGCTATTCCCACTGGAGCAGTTCACTGGTTCAGTTTATGTCAAGGGATCGTCTTCGATCTCGGCCAGCCTGACTGTGGACTACTACGACCGGTACGGAACATTCCTGTCCTCAGCAACGCCTGAGAGTGCCTCTGTGACCACGAGTTGGGCTAGGTACACAATCACCCGCACAGCTCCTGCAAACGCGGCTACGGCCGTTCTAGGGGTCACTGCGGTGGCAACTACCACGATGCGTCTAGCAGCAGCTCAGATGGAGTCGGGGGCTTCAGTCACTGCGTGGGATCAGGGTGGTGGGGCTCCACTGGTTCTGGTGGATCAACTTCCTTCAACCTCTCCTAGGTTTCCCTTGATTAACTGTTCTATCACGCTATTGGAGGCGTAACATGCAGACCCATGGCGGGGCAGCCGCAGAGGCGGCCATTGTCTCCGGGGAACGCCGTTTTCATGTTCGCCTTCTGGCAGACTGGGATGATGACGGTTCCTACGACCACGTGTTGTCAGACCTTTCTGGCTATGTAAAGTCCATCACGACGGACCGCTCTCTCAAGGGCGGTCTTCCTTCTGAAATCACCCTTGTTGAGGGTGCGGGTGCAGCCCAGATTGACATCGAGTTGTCTGGTGAATACAACGGACTCCCCTTCGCAGCGGTGTTCTCCCCTTATCAGACACTCAGCCCATTCTGGAACTCGACCCCAGTCGGCACAGAGATCACCTACGAGATCGGTGTAGAAACTGCCACTGGTATCGTGTGGTATCCACAGTTCGTGGGTAATATCCGAACGGTGACCCCTGATAGGGGTTCGGGTTATGTCAACATCACTGCCCTTGACCGTGTGGAGATGCTCCGCAGGCCGGTGATGTTTCCTGCATGGGCTGTCTACGAGTATCACACATCCCGTGGCATTGTAGAGTCTTTGCTGACTGATACTCAGTGGGTGATCGATCACTGCCTCAGGCGGTGTAACGTTTCCCCGACTCCTCTTCGTCCTACTTCCCGTGAGGAGAATGGACTTCCGGATAATGATGTCACGGGTCCTCAGATCTGGATCAATGGCACTGGTGGGTGGATGCCCACTATTGGTTGGTGTGACAACTGGAACGTAGTGGAATTTCCTGACACGGAATCCACAGGCCTACCAATGTACATGACGTCTGGAGCTGCTCACCCCGACTCCCCAGAACCAACCACCAAGCCACTGGCCTTCCACGCACTACAGACGGCCGGTAATGACACCCTCAAGTACTGGTGCACCAACCGAGATCAGATGACCCCTCAAGGAATTCAGGTACTTGGGTTCACCCTTATCACTTCTGGTGTGAACGGCACCTACTACCAAACTGCGAGTGACTTTGTTGTATGCTCGGTTCGTATTGGGTCAACATATCGAATCGATGTGTGGATCGGTGACTCGGGTAAGATCTGGACAACCCATAATGATGAGACGCTGTCCATCACTAAGACGTCCTCTAAGGTAACCATTCCCACGGGTCAGGATTTCGTCCAGTGTAATATCGTCTGGGACGC